CAGATATACAATGGGAACATCAGTTGGTTGATGATAGGAATGTATTTGAAATATTCCCTGATGTATTGTTTTATGATTACACCAAGATACCTACACGAAAAGTTTCACATATCAAAAACTATCATTTGACTTGGAGTTACTCACAAGCTAACGACAAGTATGCTGAGTTATTTGATGATGTACAATGCAACAAAGCTGTTGTATTTAGAAAAGAATTACCTGATACCTTCAGAGGTGTCAAAGTAATAGATGGTGACAAACACGATATGAGATTCCTTGACGAGTCTAATGTAGTAGTCGGACTGACTGCCAAAGGACCTGCTAAGAAAGATTATTCAGGGTTTGTTGTTGATAATTTAATAGAAGCGAGGGCAATATAATGGTAGATATAACAGCAAGACAACATAACTTTATTACAAATACTCATAGGTATTTAGAGGAAGTTATTGATGATTCAGAGACGATAGAAGAACTTAGATCAGATATTTTTCATATGAAAGAAAGAGTAAATATGGATTATAATTATACAATGGACTTTATTGATGAATTAAAAAACGAAATTAGTGACCTAAAACAAATGGTGGAGGACTTGCAAAATGAGCAATGAAGCAACCGAAAGATTACAAGAGTTTATAAGTGAAACAGTTGGTGAGACATGGCAACTACCAACTAGACCTGACTTAGAAGCTGACTGTGTTGATTATGTATGGGAACATTG